TCAAGATGTAAAATTATATTATAATGGCAATGAGAAATTTGCCACCACAGGCACTGGTGTATCAATTTCAAGTGGAACTGGAAATACTGCAATTATTGCAGCTCCAGAAAATCTTATCATTGATCCAGCAGCAGTCGGTGATGATACTGGAAGAGTTACCATTAAAGGTGATTTATTTGTATTAGGAACAGAAACTAAAATTAGTTCTCAAACAATTGAATTAGCAGATCATAGAGTAGGAATTGCTACCACTGTTGGAACAAATCTTCTACTTAATGGTGGGGGTATTGGAATTGGTTCTACTGCTATTCTAAAGACAATTCTTTGGAATAATGCATCAACTTCACTTAAATCTAGTGAAAACTGGGATCTTGCTTCTGGTAAATCATTCAAGATAAATGGAACTGATGTTTTAACATCAACTACATTAGGAACTGGAGTCACCAATTCTTCACTGACTAGTGTTGGAACTCTCAATTCACTAAATGTTTCCGGACTTTCCACTTTCACTGGTATTGTTACAACTGTAAGTGACTTATATGTTGGTGGAGATCTTTATGTTGCTGATGATTTAACTTTTGATGAATTTACTGCAAGTAGTGCTAATATCACTGGCATTGCAACGATAGGAACTCTTGGTGTTACTGGATTAACTACTACACAAAATCTAAGAGTTGCCGGACTATCAACTTTTGTTGGGGTTGCAACTTTTTCAACCAATGTTTTTGTTGCAGGAACACTTGATGCCGGACTTATTGATGGAGGTTCATTCTGATGGCAAAACCAACTACTAGAGAAGAATTAAAGGATTATTGTCTTAGACAACTTGGTGCTCCTGTTTTAGAAATAAATGTTGCTGATGAGCAGGTTGAAGATCTACTTGATGATACTTTACAGTATTTTAATGAGAGACACTATGATGGTGTAGAAAGAATGTACCTTAAGTATAAGGTATCTCAGGATGATATTAACAGAGGAAAGGCAAGTGGAACAGATGGTATTGGTATAACAACCACAACCGGATCTTCAAATATTGTGGGATTTGGAACAACAACATTTAATTTCTACGAAAATTCTAATTATATTCAAGTTCCTGATTCAGTAATTGGTGTAGAAAAAATATTTAAGTTTGATACCAGTAGCATTTCTGGAGGAATGTTCAGTATTAAATATCAATTATTTTTGAACGATTTATATCAATTCAATTCAATTGATTTGCTGCAATATTCTATGGTAAAGACATATCTAGAAGATATTGATTTTTTATTAACTACAGATAAACAAATAAGATTTAATAAGAGACAGAACAGATTATATCTTGATATAGATTGGGGTGCTCAAACTAAAGATACATTCTTTGTTATTGATTGTCAGAGGGCATTGGATCCAAATGACTTCTCAAAAGTCTTCAACGACAGTTTTGTGAAGAGATATCTTACTTCTGCAATTAAAAGGCAGTGGGGTCAAAACTTAATTAAATTTCAAGGGGTAAAACTCCCTGGTGGAGTTGAATTAAATGGTAGACAATTATATGATGATGGGCAAAGAGAGTTGGATGAAATAAAACAGAGAATGGCAATGGACTATGAAATGCCACCTCTTGATTTTATTGGTTAATAGTTATGTCGTTAAATCCATTTTTTCTTCAGGGATCTCCAAACGAACAATATCTTGTTCAAGATTTGATCAATGAGCAACTAAAAATTTATGGAGTAGAAGTTTATTATCTACCAAGAAAAATTTTTAAAACTGACAACATAATTCGTGAAATACAATCATCAAAATTTGATGATGTTTTTATGATGGAAGCGTATATCAATAATTATGATGGATATGCTCCTGATAGTGATATCATGACCAAGTTTGGTCTTAGATTAAAAAATGAAATAAGTTTGACTATATCCAGAGAGAAATATGAAGAATTTATTGCACCATTTTTGGAAGGTATTTCTTCTGGTATTAGAGAAGGATTAATTACCGAGTATGACTTTGCAGATTTAATTGCAAGACCAAAAGAAGGAGATTTGATTTATTTCCCACTTGGTGAAAGACTCTTTGAAATTAAAAGAGTTGAATCAGAAAAACCTTTTTATCAACTCGGAACAAATTATGTTTATGAGTTAAGTTGTGAACTTTATGAATATGAAAATGAACTTATTGATACTGCAATTGAAGAAGTTGATAACACTGTAGAAGATGAAGGATACATTACATCTTTGGTTCTTGCAGGAGTTGCTGTTACTGCCACTGCAACAGCAACTGTGGGAACTGGTGCAATTAGTAAAATATTCTTAAATAATGATGGTAGTGGTTATACATCTACTCCAACAGTTACTTTCTCAGATCCTCCATCTGGAGTTGGTACTGTTACGGCAAGGGCGATTGCAATAACCACTAGTAGAGCAAATGTTCAATCTATTTTAAGATTAGAACTAACAAATGGTGGATCTGGATATACAACAGCACCAACCATTACTATAACTGGTGGTGGAGGAACAGGTGCAGCTGCTACATGTGCGGTTGGATCTTCGTCTGTTAATACTATTACACTCACCAATCAAGGAAAAGGATATTCTGTTCCTCCTCTTGTAACAATTAATGGTCCTGCAACCGGTATTTCAACTGCGACTGGTATAGCAAGTATTACTAGTGATGGAAAAGTTGATTCTATTAATATTATCAATCCTGGTATTGGATATACTGTTGCCCCAGAAGTTACCATTGCGGGAGTATCTACAGTTGGTTTTGGAACGTTCGTTTATAATGAAAAGATTACTGGACAAACTACAGGTGTAACGGCGGTCATTAGAGACTTCAGAAGAGACTTTGATACTAGTACGATAGATCCTCCCATTAATTTGAGAGTGGCACTAAATACTGGTAAGTTTGGTTTGGGTGAAGTTGTAGTTGGTTCAATATCATCGGCTAGATATATTGTCAAGAGTTATGATACAGAAAGTTATGATAACCCATATGACGTTAATGAAGAAATAGAAACAGAAGCAGATAATATTTTAGATTTTACAGAGTCAAATCCATTTGGTAATTATTAATGTTAGGAACATACTTTTATCACGAAATTATAAGAAAAACTATTATTAGTTTTGGAACTTTATTTAATGATATTTCCATTCGACATACAAAGAGTGATGGAACTATTTTAGATGAAACAAAAGTTGGTCTATCCTATGGACCAATGCAAAAGTTTTTGACAAAGATTCAAGAACAAGAGCAACTAACAAAATCAATTGCCATTACTCTTCCAAGAATGTCATTTGAGATGACGAGAATTCAATATGATGCAACTAGAAAAACAGGGATAACACAAACTTTCAAGGCTGTTGATACAACTGACAATAAAACGAAAAAAGTTTTCATGCCAGTCCCTTATAATATTGAGTTTGAACTTAATATTTTTAGTAAATTAAATGATGATGCACTTCAAATCATTGAGCAGATACTTCCATTTTTTCAACCATCATTTAATCTAACAGTGGATTTAGTTAGTTCTATTGGTGAAAAAAGAGATATTCCAATTGTTCTTGATAGTATTGATTTTCAAGATGATTACGAGGGTTCATTTGAAACAAGAAGAGCACTCATCTACACTTTAAGATTTAGTGCAAAAACTTATCTGTTCGGTCCAATTGCCAAGTCTACTGAAGGTCTCATTCGTAAGGTTCAGACAGATATATATGCCGATACAAACACTCAAACTGCAAAACGTGAGGTTAGATATACTGCTGTTCCAAAACCAATTACTGCGGAACCAGGTGATGATTTTGGATTTACTGAAAACTGGGAATTTTTTGAAGACTCTAAAGATTTTAGTCCTACTAGACAAGAGGATATTTGATTATCATGAATAATAATTATGATTCTATAGATGATGCTCTGAATATTGAGAGTGATATTGTAGAAACAAAACCGGTTGAAACTCCCAAGATTGTTAAATCTAAAGATGATGATATAGAGAAAGATTATACTTATAGTCGTGCCAACCTTTATTCCCTTATAGAAAAGGGACAGGAGGCAATTAACGGCATTATGGAGGTAGCAGGTGAAGGAGGCAGTCCAAGGGCATACGAGGTCGCAGGACAGTTGATTAAGAGTGTTGCCGACACAACTGATAAACTGATTGATTTACAAAAGAAACTTAAAGATGTTGAAGATGAAGCAAAGAAAACTACAAACAATGTCACTAACAACGCAGTGTTTGTAGGTTCTACTTCAGAACTTCAAAAAATGCTAAAGCAAGGTTTTCTAAATAATAAAGAGTAATTTACTTTTTTATTAATGAAAAAGTGCAAGAAAGGATACTATTACTGCTATACTGATAAAGTATGTAAACCCATTCCGCAGGGTTTGAAGATGACCGCTAGATTTTCTGGTGGTGGAAGAGAACCAGAAGAAACTGGCATTGGTAAACCTACAAACGGTAATGGAAATGGTAATGGTAATGGCAATGGTTCTGGGAATGGTGGCAATGGGAATGGGAGTGGCAATGGTGGATCCAACGGTGGAGGAATGAGTGAGGAAAAGAAAGATCATGAATATTCCATGGCTCGTTCTCAACTCAAAACTATTAAAAATGCTGCCTCTCGTCTTGAAAAGAAGATGGGCAAAAAAGGTGAGGGTGAACTCAAGGCATGGGTTCAATCAAAAATTACCAAATCTGCAGACTACATTGATACCGCTGCAGATTATATGACTAATGAAGGAACCCTTCATAAATGGTTTAAGGGATCCAAATCAAAAGATGGTAAAGGTGGATGGGTCAATGTTGTAACAGGTGGAACCTGTGCAAGTGATGAACCTGGAGAAGGTACACCAAAGTGTGTCTCTTCTGCAAAAAGAGCAAGCATGACAAAGGCAGAAAGAAAATCTGCAGCAAGAAGAAAGAAAGCAGCAGATCCAGGACAACAGCAAAAATCTGGTGCTGCAAAACCAACTTACGTTTCTACAGACAAAAAGAAAATGAAAAAAGAAGAAGTAGAGATTATTGAAGGAAAAGATAAGAAAAGTAAAGGTAGTGGAACCAAAGATGCTTGTTATCATAAGGTCAAGTCTCGTTATTCTGTGTGGCCTTCTGCTTATGCTTCGGGTGCTCTGGTAAAATGTCGTAAGGTTGGCGCTGCTAACTGGGGCAATAGTACTAAGAAAGAGTCATACGAACTTTCTAATTGGAGAGATGATTTCGAGGCAACAGAATATGAATTTATCGATCTTATTAAACCAGAACCAATCAAAGGTGGTCAAGAGCAGATTGATGAAGGACAGAAGTGTTGGAAGGGATATGAAAAGAAAGGAACCAAAAAGATGTTTGGTAAGACCTATAATAACTGTGTGAAAAAAGAAGAGATTGAAATAGAAGAAAGTCATAAAAATCCTGAAAGTGTAAAAGGCATTGCCAAAGAATTAGATAAAGCAGTTGAAATGCACAAAAGTCAGGCAAAGAGACTTAGAAAAGCTGGAGTATCCGAAGAAAAAGAATCCAAGATTGGTGGTGGTAATCTCAAAAAACTTTCAATAAAAGCAACTCAAAGAGTTGATGCTGATGTTGATGGTGATGTCGATAGTGTAGATATGAAGTCTCCCGAAACAGGATCATTTGTTCCATCTGCTGATGGTAAGAAAAAATTAAAACCAAAAGTGAGATTTGAACAATCTGATTGGAGATCAGAACTTGAAGAGAAAAAAGATCCTTGCTGGGATACCCATAAGCAGGTTGGCATGAAG